CGNGCGANNNACTATATATATGTNNTTGAGCGCATCTCTGAATGCATGAAGCGCGACCATAGAGTCGCAGAATTTCACCCCGGCACCAGAGGTCCGGCATGCTCATGGCCGAAACGGCCTGCGCCAAAGAGCGCATCATCTTCTGAATTGTTTTTCGCCTGGCACCCTCGTGGGGCCGGGCTTTTCGTGTTTCCGGCATTCGCCGGGAAGCCCGGTGACATGCGCCTGGACCGCGCTGCCACTGTAACCCTGCACTGGAGGTGCAACTTGACCAACGTTCATCATCTTTCTGAACGTCGTGCGGCGCTTGTAGCCGACATGAAGATTATTGGCAATGGAGAGCTCGCTGGTGAAGCCGCCACGCGATTCGACGCTCTGGAGGTCGAGGTTCGCGATCTGGACCGTCAGATCGCCCGCGCGAAAACCCTGGCCGAAATGGAGAGGCAGGGCGAGGCCGAGCCCGATATCAGCCTGAACAGGGAGCTGCGCAGCTACAGTGTGGCAAAGGCCATCCGGGAGGCGCAGGGCGGCACCCTGACTGGTGTCGAGGCCGAAATGAATGAAGAGCTCGGCCGGGGCCGTGAGGTGCGGGGCGTGATGATCCCGACCTNCATGATCCTAGGCGAGACGCGCGCGCAGACTGTGGGCACGGCCACCGCAGGCGGCCACACCGTCGCGACCAACCTTGGCGGCCTGATCGATCGCCTGCGCCCGGTGCTCGCCGTGCAGGGCCTCGGCGCGACCATCATCAGCGGCTTGACGGGCAACCTTGACCTGCCTCGCCTGACTTCCGGGCCTTCCGCCTCATGGATCGCCGAAGACGGCACGTCGACCGAGTCGAGCGCAGTGTTCGACAAGGTCACCATGCGGCCCAAGACGGTGACCGGCGAGATGTATCTCTCCCGCCGCTTGATCCTCCAGAACAGCGTCGCGCTGGAGAACGTCCTGCGCAGCGACCTGGCCTTTGTCCTTGCGCAGGCTCTGGACAAGGCGGCAATCGCGGGCACTGGCGCCAGCAACCAGCCGACCGGCATCATCACGGCGATCACCGAATCCTCGACGGCATCGACCGAGCTTTCGGACGTTGCCGCAGATCTGATCGCCGACATTGAACTGGACGATGTCAGCGGGACCGGCGGCTTCTTCACCAACCCGGCGCTCCTGGCCATCGCCCGCAAGATCAAGGACACGACTGGCCGGACCATCTCGCAAGGGGAGATCTTCCACAGTCAGTCTGTTGCGGCGAGCAACCAGGTCGCGGCTATCAGCGGTGAGCAGCCCCTGATCTATGGGGTGTGGTCGGAGCTGATTCTTGGCTATTGGTCTGGCGTCGACATCCTCGCCAATCCGTATTCGGACGCGAACAAGGGCGGTCTCCGGTTGCACGCCTTCCTCGACGCCGACATCGCGATCCGCCACAACCAGGCGTTCGCCTGGAAGGCTTTCGCTCCCGCCGTCGAGGGCTGATCGTGGGTGCGCTCAGTCTAGCAGATGCGAAGCTACACCTTCGCGTTTCCTTCAATGATGATGATGCTTACATCGATTCATTGATCGGGGCGGCTGAGAGCTATGTGACGGCGACGGGGACGAGCTTTAGCTCGTCCCCTGACCCGGCCGTGCTCCACGCCGTCAAACTCCTTATCGGCCACTGGTACGAAAATCGCGAAGCTGCGGCCTCGGAGCCGCCGCGCACGATCGCCTTTGGCGTCAATGCTCTCCTCCAGCCATACAGGGAACACTCCCTATGATCATTGAAAAGCGCGCCGCACACGAGGTGCGCGCCGAGGGCCGGCGCCTGGTCGGCTATGCCGCCCTGTTCGGCCGTGAGGCCCGGATATCGGACTTCCGGGAGACCATCGCGCCGGGCGCCTTCGGGGCGTCCCTGACGGCTGGGACAGACATACTGGCACTGGTGGACCATTCGCCCAGCCGCGTGCTGGCGCGCACCCGTAGCGGCACCCTGCGCCTGTCCGAGGACGAGCGGGGGCTGCGCTTCGAGATCGACCTGCCGGACACCAGCGACGGCCGCGACATGCTGGCGCTGGCCACGCGCGGCGATCTGGGCGGGATGAGCTTCGGCTTCACCGTGCCGTCAGGCGGCGAGACCTGGGCCGGTGAGCGCCGGACGCTGAAGCAGGTGAATCTGATCGAGGTGAGTGTGGTGCAGTCCTTCCCGGCTTATAGCGGCACCAGCGTGCAGGCTCGCGCCCTCATGGCCCGCACTCTCGCCGACAGGCGGATAGCGCTTCTGGATCTGGAGGCTGGCCGATGATCTGGCCCTTCAAGAAGACTGAGACCCGGATTGCCAGCAGCGATCCGTTCCTCGGCGAGTTCCTTGGCGCCCGGTGGCAAGGCAGGGCAGACATCGAGCGTGCCAGCGGCCATGCCGTGGCGCACCGGTGCATCAGCGTCATTGCGGAGACGCTCGCGAGCGTGCCGCTGAAGGTCTATCGCAAGACCGACGACGGTGGCCGGGAGGCGGCTGCGGAGCATCCGCTCTATGCCGTGCTGCATGATCAGACCAACCCGACACTGACGGCGTTCGAGGCGCGGGAGTGGCTTCTGGCTTCGGCGCTGACCTATGGCAACGCCTATGCGCGCATCGAACGGAACGGGCGCGGGCAGGTCGTCGGGCTTCATCCGCTGGTCGCCGGCAGCGTCACAGTCGAGAAGCTGAAGTCTGGGCGCCTGCGCTACAAGCATGCCCAGCCGGATGGCGGCACCGAAACCCTGTTGCAGGATGAGGTGCTGCATCTGCGTTATCGGACCCGCGACGGCGTGCTGGGCACAAGCCCGATCCAGATCGCCGCGGCGGCGTTCGGGCTGGCGCTGGCGCAGCAGGACACGGCCGGCGCCGCGGCGGCGAACAGCTTCCGTCCAGCCGGGGCTTTGGTGTTCCCGGACAAGCTATCGGGCACAGGCAAGGAAAGTCTCATAGACAAATTCAGGGAGCGGTTCGTCGGCCAGCTGAAGGCCAACGCGGTGATGGTGCTGGATGGTGGAGCGAAGTTCGAGACCTTCAGCTTCAACAGCAGGGACTCCGAATTCCTCGAGTCCAGGAAGCTGTCAAATCTGGACATCTGCCGCGTGTTCGGCGTCCCGCCTTCGGTCGCCGGCATCACCGACGACGCGACGTACAGCAACATCGGAGAGGAGTCCCGCGCGCTCGTGGCGCGGTGCCTGGCGCCTTGGGCAAAGCGCGTTGAGCAGGCCATGAACATCACCCTGCTAAGCCCCGAAGCTCGCAAGATCTTGTTCGTCGAGCACGATCTGGCAGGGCTTCTGCGCGGCGATCTGACGACGCGCTACACGGCGTATCGCGTCGGGCGCGAGGGTGGATGGCTCTCCTCCAATGAGATCCGGGCATTTGAGAACATGAGCGCGATCCCCGGGGGCGACACCTATGCCGAGCCCCTGAATATGGGCGTCCTTGGTGGCGCCAACGACAACCGCACCAAGCTGGAGAACGCAGCATGACCCCGATCGAAGTTCTTGGAATTACCCTCCGCCGCAATGTGGAATGGGATCGCCAGTTCTGTATCATTGCCTTCGGCGACATCGCCCTTCCCGANNTNGGNATGACGCTGCGCGGGTGCGCCCTGGCGCGCAACACCGGCAGGATCGTCGCCCTNCCGCCGAAGGTGCCCAGCGCCCGTCCTGACGCCACGGGCGGAATCCAGTGGGCGGTCAATGGCGAATTCGCCCATGCGGTGCGTGACAAGCTGCTGGGCGCGTATCGGGCCATGGGGGGCGAGATGCCTCCCGCCACGACCCGGAAACCGGATTCGGCTGACGCAACGGGCCTGCTCCGAACGCTGGGCGTGCACGATGCTGCGAATGGTGGCTCCGATGCCGCCGGTCTCTGATCTCCAGCCGCGCGGGCTGCGCCGCGCTCAGGCTGCGCAATATCTTGGGATCAGTCCCAGCCATTTCGACAAGCAACGCGCGCAGGGAGCAATCCCTGCGCCGAGGCAGATGCTGGGCGTAGAGATCTATGACCGGCTCGACCTCGACCGGCTCTTCGGCGATCATCCCATGGTTGCGGCCAATGATAACAACCCNTGGGATGCTGCCCTTGCCGCGTGATGTAAAGCTACCTTANGTGCGGACCTACACGGATCGGCACGGGAAGTTCAGGATCTACTTGCGGCGCCCTGGCGTGCCGCAAGTGGCCCTCCCTGGGCCTGTCGGCTCCGAGGCGTTCAAGGCGGCCTATGCGGACGCCATGAGGGGCGCAGCGAAGCCTGTGGCGCCGCCGCCGCCGCGCGGGACCGTGTCGGCGGCGCTCGCGGGATATTACGGCTCCATCGAGTTTAAGCAGCTCGCCCCAAGCACCAAGGTGACTTATCGGCGCGTGCTGGAGCGGGTGCGGCAAAGCCATGGTGACAAGCCCCTCGCCCTCATGGAAACGCGCCACGTGAACGCCGAGATCGACGCCCGTGCGGACACGCCGGCGGCAGCGATGATCCTGCGCAAGCGGCTGCACCAGCTGTTCGAGTATGCAATCGCCGCCGGCATAGTCGAGACCAATCCGGTCAAGCGGGCGAAGCAGGTTAGATACAGGACCGACGGTTATCGGACTTGGACCGAGGCCGACATCGCCGCGTATCGCGCCCGCTGGGCTGAGGGGACACCTCCCCGAATCGCCATGGAGGTGTTGCTCTACACCGGCCTGCGCCGGAGCGACGCCGTGCGCCTCGGATGGTCGCACCTCATGGGCGGCGCCTTCACCATCGACATCGTAAAGACCGGCATCGACCTGGCGATACCGCTGCATCCGGACCTTGCCCGCGTCATCGCCGGCCTGCCGCGCACCGCGCCCACCTTCATATCGACCCGAGCCGGGGCGCCCAGAACCGCGAAAGCATTCACCAACTGGTTGAGGGAGGCTGCGATTGATGCCGGGCTTCCGTCAAATTCCAGCCCTCACGGTCTACGCAAAGCCGCATGCAGGCGCCTCGCTGAGGCCGGGTGCAGCACGCACATGATCCAAGCCATCACAGGCCACAGGAACCTGAAGGAGGTGGAGGTATACACACGGGCGGTGGAGCAAAAGCGTCTGGCCCAGTCCGCAATGGACACGATGGCGAAGACATTCAATAGTCACGGCATGGCTAACCGCGAAACCGGGTTAGCCGAGATTGATCTTAACGCATTGATTTCAAAGGAAGGAAATCAGCAAATGGCGCTCCCAAGGGGAATCGAACCCCTGTTTTCGCCGTGAGAGGGCGACGTCCTAGACCG